AATTTTGACAACCAAGGTACAAGCCGTTCAACAAGCACTTTCGTATATGTGCGAAAACAGCAAAATGATTCTGAGTATGCGTTATGGGCTAGACGGTGAGGAACCTTGCTCCAAGCGTGAGATTGCCCGAAGGATAGGTATCGCGCAAGATACTACCGCCAGGTTGCTAACAAACGCAGAGCGGCAACTAAGGCTGATCCTAAAAGAGGGACCGCCGGGAAAGTATCAACCACAGAAACACAGCTCCAGCTTGATCTGGGGTTGGGGGTAAGCCATGTCAGTTAACAGAATGGGGCCGCCGTGTCCTGCTTGCGGTTCCTTGACTACTGATGTCATGCGCACTTGCCGCAGTGAAACAGGAGATTTTCATCGCCGCCGTGAATGCCCATGCTGTAATCATCGGTTCAATACAATTCAGATGAGAGAACTTTTGGCACCACCAACGAGCGCCAAATGGAAAGATCGCAAGGTCACAATCAACTGGCGTCGTGTCAGCAAACAACTGCTTAGCCTGTTGCAATGAAACGCGAGACACTGCACCTGCCGGGTGGTATGTCGGTTGAAACCGGCAAGGATTGGAACGGGCGGTATTTTGTCTGTTACGCCAAGACTGCCAGCGTCATCGTCAGGACAGACAAGGAGATTAAACGCTTTCTGCAGTTGCCCATCAAGACGCCGAGTCGCGATTCTCTCGATTCTTGGTTGGCATCACTCGCCGCAGCAGACCAAAGCAAAACTCACCAAGCTCCATCACTATCCCAAGAATTATCAGCAGAACATTTACAAACGGGTTTTGGACCCGAGTGTCATCTTGATCAATCTGACCCGAATCATCAGACTCGGACGATAATTTAACACTATCCCCAAAAGTCATAATCATCTCAAGTTCAGCAATATGCCCTGTGGCTTGCCTGACCAACTTGGTGTAGTAAGCATTTTGCTTGACGAGGGATGAGCAAAGATGCGCTAACTGCTCAATATCTTCGCAACGATACGCTGATCTACATTGATTCTCCAAACGCAGTTCTTCCTCTACGGAGAACTCAACGACCATCCACTGCCCCCAAGTCATTGGTTTTAGGCATATCAATCACGGTAGCGAGGGAAGCTAACCTTGGCTTGTCGCGCAGTTTTTATGGCTTCCATCTCCAAGGCTGGTCTCTCGCTAATTAAAGAGTTTGAGGGGTGCAGACTGACCTCTTATACCTGCGCTGCTGGAGTGCTGACCATTGGCTATGGCAGCACAGGTCCGCACGTTACGCCAGGCAAAACCATCACCCAAGCCGAAGCTGATGCGCTGCTGCTAAAAGATGTGGCGCGGTTTGAAAAGGGCGTGGATGACCTGATTACTGTGCCGCTGAAGCAGTGCCAGTTTGATGCACTGGTCAGCTTTGCCTTCAACTGCGGCAATGGCGCACTGGAGGAATCAACACTCCGCAAGCGGCTAAACGCAGGCGAGGACCCGAACACCGTCGCCAAAGAGGAGCTGCCGCGTTGGACAAATAAGGGCTTGGCAGGTTTGGTGCGTCGCCGAACGGCTGAAGTCAACATGTTCTGCTCAGGTGGCGGTGCGGCAACAGCAGCAAAGACCACGGACCTAACCGCTACCAATAACACCCTGCTAAAAAAGGAGCCGGTGCCTAGCTCTGAGCTGGAAGACAACGAAAAATCGGAGATCGACAAGGGCAAGGCGTTTAAGGGTGCCAAGGTCCTAGCTACCCAAGACAACCACACCCAAGTTGAATTGCCTTACGGGCTTGGGACTTGGTGGCTCTTTGATGGGCACTGGGCTGAGCTGGATGGCAAAGAGGACAAGCCCGAGCCTGCCGGTGATGGCAGCGTCAACCTTTCCGTGCCGTACTTCAACCAAGTTGACAACTACACGCAAGCCCAGCGGACCTGCAATAGTTCAAGCTGTGCCATGTGCTTGGCGTTCCTAATGCCAGGCAAAATCAAGGGCGATGATGATTACTTGCGCAAGCTGCTAACAGGCGGCTATGGCGACACCACCGACCACGGCGCTCAAGGCAGACTGCTGGCGTCGTATGGCTTGAAGTCAACTTGGCACACCAACCTCGGCTTTGATGACCTAGAGAAGGAAATCAAGGCAGGTCGCCCGGTGGTGATTGGCATTCTGCACCGTGGCAGCCTTGCCGCACCTACAGGCGGTCACATGCTGGTAGTACGTGGCATTACTGCCAAGGGTGACTTCATCGTCAATGACCCCTACGGCAGCGTCAACGATGGCTACAGCGGTCCTGTAACCAACGGCAATCAGGCTGTTTATAGCCGCGCCATGCTGCAAAAGCGGTGGCTGCCTGAGGGTGTCAAATCGGGCTGGGGCAGGAAGTTCCAGCCCTAGCCAGTGCGCTTGCCTGACTGGCTCCACACCTTGAACCAACTGTTCTTGCGGGTGAAGAGACTGTCAGGCAGACGTTCCTCTAGCTCGGCAATAGCGGCTCGATGGTACGGGTCGCTTTTGTCAAAGTTCTCAAAGAACTTGATGAGCTTCAGCTCCTTCACCGACGCTTGGGCAGCGTCAACTTGAGCACCTGCAGGATCAACTGCACCCAGCTATTGGACTTCAGCGGGGACATGCCGATGATTTCCGAACCAGCGGCAACGACAACCCCAGCGATGGCAAGCTGTTCAGCGGTCATACAAATAAAGCAGACACCTCAGACTAAGGCTTGACCTCAAGTTTGGCGATCCGCTGCTCGATCTGGTTTAACCGACCGAAAACTTCTACGCGATCAGTACGGAAGTCGTCGTGCAGTTGCTGAATCTTTTCAGCAACGCTTTCTACTGCCATCGTCAGCCTGAGCACAGAGTCCCGGCTTTCGCCGCTGCGGCGTGAAACACCTGTGAAAGCCATTGCCGCTACAGAGATGCTGGCTCCTGTAACAGCAGCAAGAATCTCAACCACGTTCAGGGCTCTAGCTACGCTCTCATTATGGCAACACCTCGGCGCCGGTCCCCTAATAACACTCGGATTGCCGAGCTGGTCCGGCTATGCGTGCTCACATGGACGGCAACCTTATTGACTGCCAGCTATGCCGGTTTGCTGCCTAAAATGGACCCTACCTTTATTGCCAGCATCTTTACCGGCTCGCTGGCTTGGTACGGTATTAGCAAGATGGAACGCGATGAAACATCGGCTCCTACAGTGAAACCATCGCGTCCACCTGCAAAAAAGCCATGAAATGGCGCCTTCTGCTGCTGGTCTTGGTGTTTCCCGTTCCGGCAATGGCTCAGTCGGTCACGCCCAACTTCACCCAGGGCAGCATGACCAGCACGACCACCACAACGCAGACCATCAACGAAACGATCCAGACGCAGGTCTTTGGTGGCGCTTATCGCAGTGTGTCAGCCACCAACGTGACGCCAAGCGGGGACATCAACGCCGCTGGTACTACCTTCAGCGTTACAACCCCTGGCAATACCTACAGCTTGGAAGTGGTAACCCGTGCCGCTGGCATCGTCGAACAGACAGACATCACCCGCACCATTACAACCAACGCCACCACCAACTCGCTGTCTGTCTTCTCGCAGTAGTCCTAGCCTTGCCAGCCAAGGCACAAGACAGCGGCGGCACCACGGCAATCGCTAATCCTGTGGCGACCTCAACCGGCAGCGTGAGTAATCAAGCTGTCCAGATCAATCAAGGTAGTTACAGCCAACAAGGCTTTGGTGGCGGGCACATTTGCAACAGTGCCACCATGGTGTTCACGCCCTTTTACTTGGGCAACGATATATATCAATTAGAAGCGCCTTACACGCGCAACGCTAACTTCGGCGCACAAGTCAGCCTCAGTGTGCCGTTGGACTTTGAGATGGTCAACCTGTGTAAGCAGCTAGCTAAACGCAAGCTAGAGAAGGAACGGCTGGACTACGAACTGGTGCGTCTGATCAAATGCACCGAGGTCATGAAGAGTGGTTTTACTTTTGCGCCGGGCTCGCCGTTTGCAACGATCTGCAGTGACGTTGTGCCAATCGCTGCCGCGCCCAAGACTTCACCGGCTTCCCCCGCATCTTCTGCAACCGCTTCACCGCAACGCTAATCACCGGCTTGAACAGCGACACCAACCGCTTAAACAATGCTGTCGCACCAAGCGTGGCGGCAACACTGATCACACTGGTGGTTGCTGCGGCGCTCAAAATCTCCGCCTTTGGCACAGGGATTTGTATTGCGGTGCCCGGTAATGTGATTGTGGTTGTCTCTGCGCTAGTTGGTTGTGCAGGAGCCTCAATCGTTTTGGCTGGTTCTATTTCGGGCGACAGCTCCCACGCTGGCGGGGGTTGGATTGCTATTGGCGGTATTGATGCCGGTGCTATGGCTGGTGTCGCAGCAGGCTTCTCAGGAGGTTGCTCCTGGCTCGCGGGTGGTATGCCTACGTCGTTGACCGGGGTGTAGGGATACACCATCGGCGTATAAGAAGGCACCACCGCCCGAGGTAATTCCAGCCATGGCGCTGGGATCTCAGGCGGATTAGCAAGTGGCAGTGCCGGCAGCAGGACCGGCGGTTGCATTAACCCTTACCTTGGCCGCGCATCTTTTTGCGGCCGTGATTTGGCAGGCTGTGTTGTCCTTGGCCTTGCCGAGTGCGCTTTGGTTTGCCGGGGGTGTGCTCTACGCGGGCGGTGCCGGTTTTTGACTTAACAGCCATCAGCAATCCACCGCGTCGGCGTATTCGGGTTGGGTCTTGAGCCAGGCATAGCCAATGGCAAGCGGATCAGCGCCGGGCTGCAGTTCTGCCGTGGGTGCAAACACCGTGCAATCGAACACCGGACTGGCGTTGGCGTGCCGTGCATCAGCATTGGCATAATGCGAAACCTGCATCAGGCACTGTTCTTTATCGCAGCGCATCAAGGTAATGCGGGCGTAGGTGTCGGCAAGCGGGATGCCGATGTTGGTTTCAGCTAGGGAACTTGTGAAGGCCATTAGAAGGTCATCTCCGTGGTGTTGATTTTGCAGACCCAGCGGATCGTGGTGGCTGCTGCACCAGTCACTTCCACTTTGATGCCGCCGTTGGTCGTGTCTGCGGTGACGGCAACCACCCATGCTGCAGCGCCTGCGTCGTTGTGGGTCATGGTGACGGTGGCCGTACCAACCATGGTGGTGGAGGCTGCGTTGGCGCCGCGCTTGATGGCACCGTTGATCGTCCAGCGGGCAGTGTTGCCAGCACCAGTCACGCCAGCGATCACCTCACCCGAGAAGCTGTAGGCGCTGTTGTTAGGCAGGATGACTTGGTTGGTGGTGCCTGCGGCGCTGGTGTTGCTGGTGAGGACTGTTGTTGCGTCGCTGGTGGTTTGGCGGGCTAGAAGAAGGAGGGCGGATTGGGTGACGCCTTGAACGGTTGTAATAGGTGTTTCACATGCAGGAAAAACGTGATAACCCCTAATACTACGGGTTGTTCCATAAAAACCTCCGCCAATAAAAGAGTAAGCACCGGAAGCGGTATTATTCTCGCCGCCGCCTACAAAACTGTTAAGACCAGAAGCAGTATTACCAAAACCGCCGCAAATAACGCTGGCGTAGCCGGACGCGGTGTGGCTTCCGCCACCAATAATGCTTGTATATACGTTAGATGCAGTATTAACTTGTCCCCCGCCAACAACAGCCCGAGTACTACTTGCTGTATTAAAGTTCCCACTCCCCACAAATGCCGACCCGCCACTCGCCGTATTGCCCTGTCCCCCACACACCGTTGCGTGCGTGTTGGTTTGGGCGGTGTTGCTCTGGCCGCCGCCGACGAAGCTGTAGTTGCTGGATGCGCGTGCGCCATACCCAGCCACAACTCCGCTGTATTGACCGCTTGCGATATTGTCAAAACCGCCCGCAACAGTGCTTGAAACTGCTGAGGCGATGTTATCCACACCACCTCCCACAAAAGTCCATTGCCCGGAAGCAGTATTACTTTCGCCAGCAACTATGCCGCTGCTGGCACCGGATGCAATTTGCGCGGCGGCTGTTCTTGTTTTTTGCCAATCCGTCGCCCTAGTTCCCCGCTTATTACCGCCCGCCGCTGTCCCATCCGGCACCTGAGCCAATGTTGCACCTGTGCCTTTGGCGACCAGTGCAATATCCGCATCGGCCACGCCAACCGGCGTTTCACTGATCGCTGTGACAGGCATGGTGCTGTTGACGCCACTATTGAACAGCCTGGCAACAATCCGCAGTGACGATGACGCCCAGCCAACTGGGTTTAGGTTCATGTCAAATCACCCCCGAACGCCAGCACACGCACGGTGCCAGTCGTCGGAGCAACTGTGATCGTCGCCCCCAGTTTGTGGCTCGCGCTTGGCAGCACCAGATCCGTGTACGCGGTCACCAGCCTGTAAGCCTTAGTTGTGTTGCTACCCGTCGTGGCGCTGATCGTGATCTGATCGAACAAGTCCCACTGCGTCCCGTCGTACAGGAACAGGTTTACCAGTGCCGCAACCGTCGTCGCAGTGCCTTGGACGTTTACGCTCAAGATCCTGGTGCCAGCAGACACACCAACAATCAGGTCGTTGATCGTGCCGGTGCCATCAGTGGCGGTGTTTGCCGTGCTGAGCGACAGGCGCCCGATGCGCGGTGTTGAGATAAATGCGGGTGAGGCGGCCATGGCTTAAATACAAACGCTGTTGAGGTAAAGGTTGCCGCCGGTAGAGCTGCCACCGCCTCCACCTGTTGCACTAATCGTACCGGCGGAAAGCGTTAAACCACTACCAATCGTGATCTCTTCAGCAACACCCGTTCCAGCAGTTGAGCGTCCCAGCAACTTGTTGGTAGCCATGCTGGTGCTGACGGTTTGTGTGCCGCTGTCGTAGCTGATCGGAGCCGTGGCAGCGACCACACCAGCCGGACCCGTGGCGCCTGTAGCGCCTGTTGCACCCGTTGCGCCAGTAGCTCCGGTGGCACCCGTTGGACCTTGAGGACCGATCAGGCTTGTTCCCGTGCCCCACGTGCCAGCCGTCTTCGGTCCGTAAATTTCATCAGCGGTGGTGTCAATGTAAAAGTCGCCGTTAACGCCAAGACCGGAAGACGGAGCGCCGCTGCCATTCAGAACGGTTTTGCCGTCAGTTCCGGCAGGTCCGGTCGCACCCGTCGCGCCAGTGGCTCCCGTTGCACCAGTGGCTCCTGTGGGACCGGGATCACCTTGCAAACCCTGCGGACCTGTCGCACCTGTTGCACCAGTGGCTCCAGTTGCACCTTGGATGCCTTGCGGTCCTTGCGGCCCTGTAGCACCTGTTGTTCCAGTCGGTCCCTGAGGGCCAATCAGGCTTGTTCCCGTACCCCACGCGCCAGCAGTCTTTGGTCCGTAAATCTCATCGGCAGTGGTGTCGATGTAAAAGTCACCATCAACGCCTAAGCCAGACGAGGGTGCGCCGCTGCCATTAAGGATCGTCTTGCCGTCTGCACCAGCAGCGCCCGTTGCACCTGTTGCACCTGTAGCACCTGTAGCACCCTGCGGACCCGTCGCACCTGTTGCTCCAGTGGCGCCCGTATCACCGCGAGGGATGGTGAAGTCAAAAACAGCAGCAGAACTGGTGCCGCTATTGGTGACGACTACGCTCGATCCCGCCGTGCCAGTGGTGACCGTGCCAACGGCAATCGTTGCGGCAGTACCTGCAGGACCAGTAGCACCCGTAGCTCCGGTGGCGCCTGTTGCACCAGTAGCGCCCGTGGCGCCTGTCGGTCCGGGATCGCCCTGTGGTCCCTGTGGTCCGGTATCCCCCGTGTCGCCTTTTGGTCCCTGCGCTCCGGTGGCACCTGTTGCACCAGTGGGTCCGGCTGGTCCGGTTGCACCCTGCGGTCCCGTCGCGCCAGTGGATCCAGCGGGGATAATGAAGTCGAGGATTGCGGCGCCAGTTGTGCCGCTATTGGTGACAGTCGCGCTGCTGCCCGGAGCGCCGGTTGTGACCGTGCCAACTGCAACGGTGGCGGCTGGACCCTGTGCGCCAGTGGCACCTTGAGGACCAGTCGTAGTCGCCGTCAGCGTTGAGGTCTGCGGGACTGTGACGACAGTAGTGCTGCCGTTTTCAGTGACCGTGACGGTATTGGTTACCGTGCTGACGTTGACGGTGGTCATGCCGTATAACCCTCGGACACGTAAACAATGCCTTCTAGGTAATACTCCTTGAGGCCGGATCCGTTGGTCAACAGTACGTCGTAATACGCCTCATTGGGGAACAGCGCGGTTTGCTCGTCGGTGAGCGAAATGGTAATCGTTCCCGTGCTGCGGTTTGTATAAACGACGGTGAAATCGGCGTATTTGGTGGTCCGGTCTTGGTTCCACACCTGTGAGGCAGCGGTATAGCCGGTCAGGTTGATCGGGGTGTCCGTGCTGTCCTTGAACTGCAGTTGGATGCTGTAATCCGCCCGGCGCTGGAGCGTGATGTTGTAAGTGCCAGGGGAAATGGCCATCAGTCCAGACCGAGGAGCTGTTTGAGTTCTTCTACGGTAAGCCCACTAGCAGCCAGCTTCTCGGCAGCGGTAAGTTCAGGTGCAGGTTCAGGTTGAGGGCGGGATTCGATTTCCGCGATTTCTTCGGCGGTCAGTTCGACGATTTCCTGCTCGCCGGTTTGAACGTCAACAACGATGCGATGCATGGTTTAGCCCTCGTAAAGGATGTTTATGGAACCGGCATCGAACGTGTCGGTGCCGTTGACGGTGGTGATGCGGACGCGATCTAGGGTGCCGGCGAGGGTTTTGGAGCCGGCGCTTAGGCAAGGCGCATTCAATGTATTCATTGCCAGTAGACCGGTCAAGGTCCACGCATTAGACGAAAAAAGTGAAATCGTTGCAGTGCCAGAAAGCGTATTTGCTGCCGCCATTATGTTATAGAGCAGAAAGCCAGACGAGTTGAAGGTAGTTGCTCCACCGCCTCCATAGCTAGTAGATCCGATGTAGCCAGATGTTTCGACTCCGGTGCTTATGCCAATCTGAATCTGAAGATTGCTTGTCCCATTAGTACTAACCCCGTTAAACATCACCGTCACCCGCTTTACCCAGCTCGGAATTGAAGTGAAATCAATCGAGGTGCCACTGGTCGATGCAACTGCAGTGCCCGACTTGATCGTGCCTTGAATTGTGGTGCCGGTGATTGTGGTGCCGGTGATTGTGGTGCTGCTGAGCGTGGCAATCGTGGCACTGCCGTCAGTCGCCAGCACGATATTATTGCTGCCGGAGCTGGGGTTCTTGAGGTTGGTGGTGGATAGCGTGCTCATGATCAGCCCTCGTACAGGATGTTGATCGACCCGGCGTCAAAGGTGTCGGTGCCGTTGACGGTGGTGATGCGGACGCGATCCAAGGTGCCGGATAGGGATAAGGTCCCATTGACCAAGCAAGTGTCTCCGTTGCTTGCTGAATTAGTGTGTGACCCTGATAGGTTCCAGTTATTAGAGGAGACGTTGACCAAATAGAAGACGCCGTATCTTGTAGTTGTTGATGCCTGACCGTCAGAAGTGACAAACCCAGCCGACATAGCTGTGTAGACGTTGTTCGGAGCAACGCCAAATCTAGTTGCGTAGCCAATGTATCCAGATGTTGTAAAACTACCCGAGCCAATCTGAATTTGAAGAGCAGAACTACCGTTGGTACTCACTCCGTTAAACATCACCGTCACGCGCTTCACCCAACTCGGGATCCCAGTGAAGTCAATGCTGGTGCCGCTGGTGCTGTTCTGCGCGGTGGCAAGCGTCATCCTCCCGCGATCAGCGAAGCTCAGGGTGCCGCTGCCGTTGGTGACCAGCGCCTGATCGGCTGAGCCATTACCAGTCGGAAGCACCAGCGTGTTCGACCCAGCCACCGCCGGAGCGTCGATCTCGGTGTAACCCGATGTGCTGCCGTTCAGTCTGAGTGTCATGGGGTCACCTCCGTGGGATAGGGAAAACGAGCACGGATTTCTTCGCGCTTAGCGAGCCACTCGCCTTCATCAACTTCGCCTGCCTGTGCCTTGAAGAACAGCGGGTCAGACTCGGCGGCGTAGGCAACGGAGCGGTTGCGTTTGGCTGTTGTCAGTGCTTGCTCTTGAGCGACAACAACTGCGGCTGCATCGACCTTGGCTTGATTGAGCTGGACGGGGTTGCCAGCTGCATCGAAGGCTCCAGTGCCATCGTCGATGGTGACGACTTCTGGGTAAGCCTTACGGATAGCTTCGTGGTTGAGGGTCATCCTGCTACCTCAATAAGAGTAATGGATGATGCTGTACGTGCAAATATCCCATTGTCGGTATCCGTGCTCATACGGTTCAAATAGGCTGTTCCGCTTTGAGACCGAACCTGCGCTTTGTAGGTAATGCTTGAAGTTGTAGATGGACTATCTAAACAAAAAGCTATTGTATTATTGATTTCATTACTCGTGAAACCGCTCGACGTAGATGCGCGTATCCGACTTCCAGCAGCGTCGCCAATATAAATATCAGTCGAATTCCTGAGAAGTTTTAGCATAGACGCATCAGCGCTACTGTTGCTTAATTTTGCGTCAACAATTACTAGTATTGTGCTGCCCGACGAGGCCGGTGTAATACTTGCGCTCAGACCCGTGATGTCTGTGTAGCTGGTAGATGCGACGCTAAAAGTATCTGTTTTTGTTGTTTGCACCACCTGCAGAATCGCCCCCGCATAGCCCATCTTGGCGCGTGTGATGGCAGAGGCCGCAATGTCATCCGTGGTGATCACGCCATCGGGCAAGCCGCCTGCGCTGATGCCAGTGATTGTTCCAGAGCCGTTGATTGCGATTGGCATGACTTACACCACCACCCAAGAAGCGCCCGAGGGCACCGTAACGGTCACCCCGGAGTTGATCGAAATCGGTCCGGCTGACATGGCGTTTTTGCCAGTGCTCAAAGTGTAATTGGTGGTGACCGTCTGGCCATTCTCGTAGAAGATGTCATCAGACGATCCACCCGTTGCACCGCCGCCGATGGCGCCCCAGGCGCTGGCTTTGTAGCCCTCGAACTGGTTAAGGGTGGTGTTGTACCGGATCATCCCGTTGACCGGGGAGCCGGGGCGCTCGCCAGTTGCACCGTCCGGCAGTTCCAGCGCCGTGGTGGTGCCGAGGATGACGTCGCCGGTGAAGGTCGCGCCAGCTAGAGATGCCAGGCCGAGATTGGTGGAGGCCAGCGTGCCAACGGTTACGAAAGCCGAGTTGGCGGCATTGCGGATTTTGAGCAGGCCGGTGGTGGTATCTGCCCAGAGCTGGAAGGCGTAAGTAGTGGTCGGTGCAGTGGCGCCACTATTGATCGTGGCGATTGCAGCAAGGGCACCGTTGAGGTCTGAACGGACTGCCGCCCCTGTGCCGTTGGCTATGACGTAATCGTGCTGTGCCACAAATCAGGCGTCCTCTAATACAAGAAGTCTAGCCTTGCCGTCCATATCCGGTTGCACTCCATGTGAAGTTGCGGGTGACGGGACTGCCGCCGGAGTTGAAAAAGCTGATCTGGAAGCCCGTTCCGGTCACGTTGGAGATCTGGAAGTAATCGCCGGCCTGCAGGTTTTGTGCCGTCACACCGACGCTGGGCAGATAGGCGTTCAAACCGCCGATGCTGGCCGTCCCAGTGAAGAACGGGTAGGGAAAGGTCACGGCGGTGTTGGTGGTGCCGCTCGCTGCGGCATTGCTCTGCTCGGTCCGGCGTTGGACGGTGGCGAGGTAGCCCAGCTCATCGACAAGGATGTTTTCGGCAACGTCGTTGCTGGTCAGCGTGGTGCGGAACTGGAAGCCACGGCCACGGAAGGTGCCATTGACGAACGGCTGCCATGCGTTCCACGTCGGGGTGCCGCTCGGGTTGTCGGTGGTGCTGCGGAGTTCGAGGATGGCGTTCACCGCGTCGATCACACCGCCGTCCCAATCGCTCCAGTCGTCCACTTCGGCTAAACGACTGTCGATCAGATCGCTGGGGTAGTAACCACGGGTGACGAAGTAGCGGCTGAAGTCGATGGAGAAGGTGTTGCCGAAATCGACGGTGGTGGCGAAGTCGTAGGTGCCGGAAGACTGCACCGAACCCATCACGTCGAAGGTGGGCAGCAAATCCACGTCCACCACGTCGTCGAGCAAGTCCGAGCCATCTAGCGTCAGGGCGTCAAACTCCTCGCTGTAGAAGGTGTTGGTGCGTGTGCCCTGGAACGGTGGCGCATCTTGATCTTCGCGGCGATTGATCAGCGTGAGTGGTGCCAGCGTGTCGGGCAGGTCGATGATGATGCTGGTTTCGCTGGTGCTTTGGCGGCCGCCGTCATCCTCGAACTTGACCAGCACCTCGCCTTCCACCAGCGGGATGATGGCCTCGGTGGAGCTACCGGATTTGGCGGGGATCAGGTCAACGCTGTTGCTCCAGCTCGCGCTGCCATCCGTCAGGTTGCTGTGGCGGATATGAATTTTGCCGCCAACCTTCACGTCAAGGTCTACGGTTTCGTCCCAGCGCAGGCGGCCGGAGTTGGCGTTGATGGCCTCAAAGCTCAGGTTCTGGACGTTGCCGGGGACGGCGGTTTTGCCAACAAGTCCAAATTGTGCTGTTGATATTGGACCGAACTTGTTGAAACTAGTGACAGCGGTAATCTGAACAAACAGAGTGCCGGGGCGTGTTGACCTGATCTGCAACGATGGCGACGATGTAGCGACCTGTTGGAAGTTGTCGTTATCAATTCGGTACTCAACGCGGAACTCGCTGACACGCTCTTTAGGGCTGACCCAGCTCAGGTCAAAACCAGAAAATACGCTCTGACCATCAACGTATAAATATTCAGTGCCGGTTATGCCGGTGACGGCTTCGGGCGGATCGCTAAGGTTGGAAATATCACGCTCTGTCAGCTTGTTGCCTGTTTCGATAGCGCTATAAATCGATGCGTTGTATTCCAGTGCGGTAACGCCGTAGATGCCATCTTCTGCTTCGGCGACATTGAGGACGCGATATTGCTGCGACTGGATGTCGGTGGTTTGGATAAGCCAGATGCTGTTGGCGTTTGGTGCCTCGCTAAATGCGTTGCCGACCGTAATGGTGGTGCCGCTGATGGACTGGATCGGTCGTAGTTCTACGTTGCCGCTTGGCATCAACACCGAGATGTTGGGCTCGTTGGCAAGGTTGACCGATAGATTTGTGCTGCTGTCAACAGTGATCGTGGTTGTGGTGGCGCTGTTGATGCGACCGCTACGACGGGTGCCACCCTTGGTTGGATCGGCAACGTCGATCACCATGCCAGGGCGCAGGACAACGCCGCTTTCTATCGAGACGGAGAACGTAACGGTTTCGGTCAGGTTTTGTTCGCTAAGCAGCGCCCACTTACCGGCGCGGTGTGCCTGACCTTGGCTGTAGCACCCCAGTGCCTTGATGTCTTTGTTGATAATGCCGTATTTGCTGACCGCATCAGCATCTTCGACGTACTCGTATTCAACTTCACCCAATGTGTCGTAAGACTGCCACGCAACGGTCGCGCAGGTGTGGCGTGCTTTTTGTGATGTGCCGCTGTAAGTAAAAAAGCCATCAATAACGTTGCTTGGTCCAAGTACGTATTGGGAATCGGCTGGTTTGTCCTGCAGCAGCACCAAGGAACCAGCGCCGTAATACGCAATGCCACGGAACAGGCTGGTCATCTCTTGGATGACGTTGTAAACCTCGTCGCGGCTGTTAATTAGTAGGTTGCAGGAGAAGCGTGGTTCCAATCCGTTTTTGCCGTCGTCAACAAGGGCGTTGCAGTATTGGCTGATGGCAAAAAAGTCATATTTGTCGAGGCTGCTGGCGGGGATTGACGCGCCGTAACGAGTGTTGGTCAGCAGATCGAATAGACACCATGCGGGGTCGTTGCACCATTGCGCTGCACCAAACGTGCCGTTCCACACGCCGGCATAGGTGACGCGCCCGATGTAATTTGTGGTATCAACAGTAGCGTTTGACGGCAACTGGATTTTGATGCCACGAATTAAATACTTACGGGCAGGAATGTTGTTGAAGTTGCGTGCATCAAATCGCAGGCCAACAAGTGCGCTGTTTGGGTAACGCAGTTTCTCGTCGATAATTTCTGTGTACGAAGACCAGAAGGTTTCGTTTTGGCGCTTAACAGAGGACTCGTCTGCGCTTGTACGGGTGACGCGAATATCTACAGGAAATGCGCCAGCGACCTGAATCATGTAGTCGCGCTGGTACAGGCTACTTGATTTGCCGCTAATCGTGTCACTTAAAACATCGGTGTAGCCACCACCGTTGTACTGAATTTTGATGTTCAGTGAAACTGAGTGACCAACAATGTCGCCGTCGTCCTCAATAATTTGAAGTGCCGGTACGTTGATTGTGACACGCACTCTATCAACGGCGGTGTCAGTAATTTGCCTAGTAATAGGCGTGGATGCAAACAGCTCAACACCAACTGCCTCTTCTGATTCTGTTGCGTTAGCTGCACCACCAATGGCGGTTTGAACTTGTGAGCCATTGCGCAAGGCAATTTGGTATCCACGAAAATTATCGTTGCCGGCAGTATCTTTAACCGGCGTGCCATCAAGAAAGATGCTGTTTGCACCATTGTCCAGTCCTTGTATCTCGCCCTCGCAAATAAGATCTAATACGGCGGCATACTGAACCGACTGCAGTGTGTCATCACCTTCTACCGGCGTGCGTTGTCCACCGCCGCCACCGCCTTTGCCACCACCGCCACCGCCGCCACCAGAGCCAGCAATACCAACACCCAAGCCGGCATTGTGAACGCGGATGCCGCCGGCAATAAAAGTATGGTGCCCTTCAACCGTCAGGTTGTAGACGGTGCCAGTGCAGAACTCCGTTTTGCTAACGATGGGGCGTAAGTGCCCGTTGTGGTCAACAAGGCAGTCATCAGCGCCAAGCGTGTCGATTTCGACGAAGGCGTTGAACTGGTTGAGTACCCAGTGGTTGGGCGTGGCGTCTAATACTTGACCGCCCCAGAGCCGGTAACACAGAACGCGCTCGTTGTCGTGCTCGTGAACTTTGAGCACCTTGGCTTCGTGGATCGCACCAGCATCGTCAAAGCTCAGAACCAGATCGCCTGGCTGCAGTTCATCAATGCGGCGTTCACCTGTTGGCGTGGCGACGAGGGTGTGTCCCAAGAAGCAGCCGCCGCCACCACCGCCACCAGAACCTTGTATTTGGGATGTGCGGTTTGTCATTTACTGAAAAAGGCAAAGTCGCTTGGTGTCGGTTTAGACGGCGAGTTGGGGCTGAACTCAACATCTAGACCGCTGGATATAACAGCAGAGCCGACAAACAACCTGCCGTAGGCGATTGGTACAGGCAAACCTTGCTTTGCCGTGTTTACGATGCCGCTAAAACTAAATGATTCCAGCTTGGCTGCATCGCGCCCGCGTTCAAAAGACGAAAACTGCGGTGTTGGCGAAATGGCCTGTGCAACACCGCTAAAAATAAGAGAAGCACCGATAGCGCCAACTGCGGGCAATAAAGTCGTTACAGCAATCGGCGCCGCCGTCAATCCAAAAGTACCTATCGCGGCTGCGCCAAAAGGATTAACCAGAGCCAGTGCAACAAGACCAATTCCCGCCAAAATTTGCCCCGCGCCTTGCCCTGCACCAGCAATAACCGGAGTAATGCTAAAAACTTCGCGTTCGCTAAAAGGACAAACAATTAGCTGCACGTTATTGTCAACGATTTTTTCCTTGCCGATAGTAACGCGGTAACCTACACCGTTCTGTTCACTATCAATCAACCACTTTTCAAGACTTGGGAAGTTGACGCACAACGCTTTCAGCACTTGGGCTGGCGTGTCGGCGTCGAACTCAAAACGGCACTGCCCCAACTTTTTGCGGAGTGCGCCGTAGACCTTAACGACTTTCATGCCGCAGGGCGCAGGCGGTGCTTTTTACATAGTAGCTGCCATACACATCACGGCTACTGAGTCGTCCCTGCAAATGATGCAGCACGAGCTGCTCGCCTAAGTAAATGGCGGCATGGTTTGGCAGCGGCGAGGAGAACTGCATCAAGATGGCATCGCCATACTGCAGATCCTCAAACGGAATCTGGCGAAAGCCCTCGTTGGCAAAGTTGTCCATGTACAGACTCTCGCCTCTTGTCCAAAACTGGTCGCGGCGGTCGTAGTCCCGCAGATCCAATCCGAACTCGCGCTTGTACCAGTCGCGGCACAGGCTGTAGCAATCCACGATGCCGAAGACAAACTCGCGCCCCACGTAGGGCAGTTCAAAGCCTCCCGGCTCGCAGTAGCCCCATTGCTCGGTCTGCGGATTGATGACGTGCCAAGGCAAGCCGGATTTTTCGCAAGCAACGCGATCAGCTTGCGACGGGGCGTGGTTCGTTTTGGGATGGCTGTGGACGACTGCCACGATCTCGCCCAGCTCCTCGATTTCGACATACTGCGCCGCGTCAAGGACAAAGTGCTCGCTGGGGGTATCTGCCAAATTGCGGCAGGGGAAATACCGCTTACGACCTTTGACGACCGCAACCAAACCGCATGATTCCTTAGGAAATTCGGCTTGTGCGTGCTCCAGTGCTTTTGCCTTAAGGCTGTCCGATAACTTCATGAGACAAGACCGGCGGACGGGAAGCTGCCAAAGGGTAATTCCGCTGTCTCCCCGAATCGCAACTTGCACGAACTGAGCCGCTTGCCGCAACGGTCTTCGACCAACACGCCGACAGTGTTGTCGTTGACGTCAAAGTAGTTGCTGCCTGTGTAGCCGCACTCACCGCTTCGGTATTGCCACTGGCAAATATTGGCAATGATCTGCCGACGAGGAATTTTGATGCCCGCCAAATCAAACTTGCTTGCCAATTCAAAGCTAACGACATCGCGGCTTTCGCTTGCTTTGCGATCGATAAACCAGATCTCATCAGGGAACTTGGCATACGGATCGGCGCCAGTTTCACCGTCTAAGTACTTTTTCAGCGTGCGGATACGTGTGACCTTGGCACCGCCCAGATCGTTGCCTGCAGTGGTTGCGTTCACCAGCAGCAGCAACGTTGTGATGGTGCCGCCTAGGTTGGCAATAGTCAGCGTCGGGCGCGGCAGCGTCCCAGTGTTGCTGTAGTCAAAGCCTTCCGCCTTGATCGGCAGCCGCGTGTATGCATTGCCGTTCCAAATGATGTTGCCCGTGACGTTGGCATTGGCGCCATTGTGGAAGCGGTACACGTCACTGCTGCCGTGCAACGTTGCATCAAGCTGCAGCTCAAACAGTTCGATGATGGCGCTCGGTGCCAGCGCGGCTAGTTCTTCGTAGACGCTGCTAATCGCAACCCAAGTGACCGTGCCATCGACAATCGTGCTGCCAATATCCGTTGGCCACGTAGGTTGAGTAGCGCCGCTAGTGCCAGCAACTTGGCACTGGAACACCAAGCCAGAAGCCTGCAGCGTGGTGGCGCGAACGATGTTGCCAACGCTGTAGCTATTAGTAGCAGCCCAAGATGCGTATGCCATCAGGGTTCAAATACTTCGCGGAACGTCGCCGTAATTGTTGCCCGACCGTTATATGTAATCGTTTTGTCCCACTGCGGGCAGACCCATTTATAAGTCACTGCCTCATCAGGAGGCGCCCACTCAAACGCGGCATTGTCGTCTGCACGCGCATCTAGAAACGTTTCAATGGTGTCACTGTTGGCTTCAGTGATGTTCTGCCATGTCAGTGTCCATACCTTTGGATTTTGGTTTAGCCCGTAGGTTAGACGCTGCTCATAGCCATCACCGAACTGAACCGTGCGGACAATCGGTTGGTTGGCCTTAGAAGCGCCGTAGGTTGGGTTGATAGCAGGAAAGGTAGCCATTAAGAGAGCAAGCCTCCTGGGCGCTTCTGTTTAATCAATTCTTGCTGAACGGCAATACCAATCACCTTGCCGAGCTGGCTTGCCTGT